TAGCATCAAACTGATAATCAATGCTTGGCTTCTTGGGAACTACACGGTCTAAGTATTGATTAGCATATTCTTTGCTAGCTTCTTTACCATTATCTTCTAAATCAGTATGCAATAGTACTGGTGTATGACTTTCTTCATTTGCATACTTGTCATTCTCACCATTGATACTATCATTGTAATCAGTTGTAACTACACGAACCATATTAACATTTCTACCCAATAATTGAGCAATTTGTTGTATTTGTGGTTCTGTTGCAGGGTATTTGAATTCTGCTTTAATGATAGTAATAGACTCATTCTTTAGATCAGGAAAACCATATGGGTCTTTTTGAACTGGAGTGGTCTTTGGATCCTCAATTTTAACGGGATCAAATTTGTTTAGATTGTAAGCAAACATATCAAGAAAATTCTTATCTAGATCGCCAGCGATCTTGATCGTATAACGATATGTTCTTACAGATTCTGCTAAGTAATGACGAAGGCTTTTCATTGTATTATTCCTATATAATATTTATCTTTATTGCGTTTTTTTGTCAGCCAAAATACTCTTCAACAACTCATTGCGATCTAGCATTGCAGATGAACCCTCACCTTGAGGAATATTTTCTATTTCTTGTATTGTACTATTTATTTTATGATCTAATTGTGCTTTTTTCAACTGTAAATCAATCATTTTTAATTTTTTATTGATTTTTGCAGTTTTAGCAGTAATTGCATGACCCAACATTGTACCAGCAGCGTTAAAGATTTCGCTTGCAAATCTACTATCTACTTGCATGCCTAAATCGGTTAAATCCTTAAATGTATCTTTTGCAAGTGTGGCTAGTTCGTCAAGTTCTACATCGCTTGCATCTAATCCTCTGACTTGGGGTAAAGCATTTTCAATTTTTTCTAAATTATCAATTGCATTAATTGTGATTTCATTTGCATTTTCAGGAATCGGAAGAGTCAACTCATTGATATCTTCTTCAGGCAAATCAAAAAGTTCGCTTAATTTCTTTGTCATATACTACCTTATATAGTAGTATTTATTACTTGGCTTTACCGTTATAAAACAAATCGTTTTCGGTAATCACACGAAAAGAAAAACCATTCTGTTTGCAATATGCGTTTGCGCTAGCCCACTTAGCATGATTGATTGCTACCACAACCCTATCTTTTGCACTAGCAACTTTACTTTCAATAATACTTTGTTTTTTGGGTTTAATTTCAACTATTTCTGCTAAATGTTTACCTGACTTGTTTACATATACAACAAAGAAGTCAGGTATATAATTTGTACGTTTACCTGTAATAGGATGTATGTAAGGTATCACGATTGATTCACTTGCCCACTTCAAAATATTACTGTTCTTGTCTAAGAACATCATAAATGTAAGTTCCCAACCACTACGATATCTAGGAGCATGATTGCCTATATATTTGTCTATATTGGTTGGAGTAAAAATACCATTGGCATAATTTGGCATTATATTACCACATTACGTTGTACAGGTTGATTTGATTGTGGTATTATATTGATACCATATAACGCAGTTTTACTTTTAATACTATTAAGATAGTAAATCATGATTGCATTGGCTTCAACTTTTTCTTTACCTTGAATATATGAAAGCAATGTTAAAGGATCTTCACCGGTGATCCCTGCAATTCTAAAAATTATAGTAGCAAAATTGTTTGCAGAATCATTACTTGAAGTTACATTATAAAAATAACTGCGCACGATTTCATATCTAGATGCATCTACGTTCATAGTAAAATTATAGAAACTATCAAATAACTTAACTGTTGCATCAAGTTGTGTTGTAGGAGCGTCTAATGTGTTTGCCATAATATAGTTTTACTTTGTAGGCTTTGTAGGGGGATTAAAATACTCAGGGAAAGGAGAATTTTTGAAATAATTTGTAGTCGTTTGTGCAGCGTTTACAAGATTTTGATTTACTACAGTTGTTGCGTTATTCAACGTAGATTGAGTTGGGAAATTAAATAGATTATTTCTATTTGGTGTGTTTACTAACCATGAAGTAGCTGCACCTAATGCTTCTGTTCTTGCAGCATTTAATACTCCGGCTGGATTTTTGAATGTATTTTGCAAATTACCTGCAATTTTTACTGCACCTAAAATATTACCGCTACTTAGTGCATCTACAAATCCACCTACACCATCAACTAATCCACCTTGACCAAGTATACTACTATTACCACCAGGCTGTGATATTGGACTTAATGTAGTATCATAATTACTTGCATCACCAAATCCCGTTACAATAGCACTTGGAGTTTTTCCGTCAATGGCACCGGTATAATATTGAACAGTCTCATACTCTATAGTCATTTGATGTTCCATAACACCACCGGTTTCTTTGTAGTCATATGTGTCATGTGAAAAACTAGATATCATAGGATTGATTAATCTATATAAAGTGAAATTATGTTGATTAAATCCGTATATGTTAATGGCTCTAAAGAAAGGAAATTTGATGCCAGATAGTACGTTTTTAGATTCTCCTATATATCCCCAATCATCATATCCTGCAATTGAATCATTATATTGAGTTCTGGTGTTGATATCTGGAACATATGCACCACCTTCACCTTGTGAACCTGCATTAGGTCCACTGATGTCAGTTTGTAAACCATCTTTATAATAGTATGTGTAATAGTTATTCCATAAATTAGTTATCATATTACTATTATCATCATGGAATGTTATTTGAATCGGGTCGTATTTAATTTTAGTTTGCACTATACGTTTACGATTGTATTGATTTAATACTGCGGTATCAAATGTATACTTAGGTAGTTGTGCTGATTTTACTACTAAACCAAAATTATGTGCTTTAGGGTCTAGTCCAGGAGGGCTTCCAATTTGTGTAAAGTTTGTATCAAAGTAAACATGATATAGAAACTTATACTTAGGTGCATAACCATAAGCATTGGTGACAAAGGTTTTACTTGCGTGAGTATAGTCACGCAAGTAATCGTTATTAAAAAACCCTTTTGTTAGGTCTTTAGCGAATTCTTGAAAGAATCCTGCCATTGTAGTCCTTAACCGATACCAGTTACTGAAGTACCACCAAATGCACGACCAACATTGACACCAACACCAGAACCAAGTGGCCCTTGAACTGCATTGTCAAAACGTATACTTAATGTAATTGTCGCTGGGTCATTGTTTTTATAATCCATGTTGTTATAGTTTGCTGACTTGATGAAACAACCATACAACTCCCACGATTCTAATACATTTGGTAACAATGTTCCATTACCACCGTCTAGAATATCATAATTGATTTGGAATTTATAGTCTTGACCAGTTGCAGCACTTGCTTGCTCTACAAAGTCAAATTGTTTCTGTAGTTGTTGACCAACTAATTTAGAAACATTACCTGATGCATCATCACGCAAATTGACTTGTGTCTCTTGCCAAGCATGTTTACCTGCTAAGTAAATCTTACTGTTATAAATGTCTAATGCTATTTCGTCAAAAGACACGTTAGGTCTTTGAATATCCATAACCTGTTTGGTAAGTTCTTGTGTAGAACCACCTGTACCAAAATTAACGAATAATGCTCTAAAACGATACTGTAATTTTGGCATCAACAAACCCTGAGAACTCGGGGTGTTGTCTGAACCTACGGTCATGTTAAAAAGTGAATTTGAGGCTACTGCCATATTGTATCTCCTTGATAATATTTATCTTTAATAATTGTCTGGTTTGAGCCCATTACTTATTCAATGAAGCAATACCACCAGTATTCAATATACGCACGGGGATATAAATGAATTCTGTTGATTTTACTGGTTCAATTGCTATGTCTATCCATAGCTCGTTTCTATCAATACGAGCCGGTGTATTGTTAGTTGTATCACATACCACTAAATAATCATACAAGCCACGTTTAGCAACCAAATCGATAAACAATGATTGTACAACACCTGTTATTTGTGTTCTAGTCAACGCATCATTTGGTTCAAAGACAAACGGACGAGTTGCAATTTGTAGTTGATAACGAATATATGCTATCAATCTTCCAACATTCGTTCTATCCATTGCAGTATTGCTTGCAAAACTACTCTTATTACCGTAATTTAGTAAGCCAATTCCAGTGAAATATGCCAATGGGTTGATTTGATGTTGATACAATACATCACGTATTGCTACACGATTTTTAATTGTAACAAATTCACCAGTAGTACCATTTAGATAACCAATATTTGTAGCATTAGCGATCAAACCACGACGTGTACCTGCTGCCGCTAGCCAAGGATAAGCTACTGTATCATTCTGTAAGAATGTATACAACATCATATGACTTGATGGTACAACTGCGGGTGTTCCTGATAGGTCGCTTGTGATACCACTTGGATAGAATGTAGCCAAATATTCATCACGTGTTACCCAACCTTCTTCACCGGTTTCTGTAGCATTTGCTGCATTAGTTGCCCATTGAGTTAATCCTGTAGCATTATCAGCTAAACGCAATGGTGTGTCACCAATGATATAACCTGTGTTATGACGATCATTATTCAATACTATCATATCAGGTTGTAGTTCTGGATAACCAGGAGCTGCTAGTAGGTTCATGAAGTTATCTTCTTCACGAATTGTTGTATTAGTATTGATAGCAGCTTTTAGTGCCTCAACAACTAAATTACGTTGTGCCTTACGGCCCATGTATGCAGAACCATCATTCTTCAATCCACTAACACTAACCCATGTATATGGATATTGTGGTAATATAGTTGGTGCACCTACAAACGGGGGAGTTGGTAAGTTTGCATAATTTGCTTGTGTAAAATAGTTTGCTTTAAATTGTTTTACATTATATCCTGATCTACGTGTATTGAACAACAACATACCTTGTGGATATAGTGCAGGATTAGGTGCATCTAAATCTACATAGTTGCTTGTTAATAATGAGTGTACAGGGGTAATAGGATCATTGACAGGGTCATTGCTTCCGCCTGTATTATCTGTCCAACGTGCATCTGCAAACACTATACCGGTACTAGATATGTGGTCTGCATTATTGATAGACACCCATTGATTTACACCATTGACTTGTTCCCAACGACTTAAATTTGGATAATTTTCTAAATCACCTGTATTCAACCATAAGTCACCATATGCTAATGCTGTTTTACCATCACTTTGTGTTGTTGGTGTGTTAGGTTGTAGAATAACACCTAATGGATCAGTTGGATTACCACTAGTAGTTGGATGTCCAGTTAAATCATACTTAGTATTCTTATAACCTTTCCATTGATTACCAACTTTAACCATAATGTCAACTTCTGAAGGTGTGCTATAGAACCAGTTTGTACCATCTAATGGGTTAGCACTAGGAGCACCTGCACTTGCAGTATATGTTAACTCTGTCCAATTTGATAGTGCAGTATAATAACTTTTCGGTGCAGTATTATGATCAAAAGATCCTGTTGCACCGTATATTGCAACACCAGCTACACCTCCACCACTTACTGCCACTGAAGTAACAACTAATTTCAAATCATTAGTTGTAACTTGTCCGCCTAAATGATTACCGTAAATTGTAAAAGTATCACCTACTGTATAATTAGTTCCTGTAGTTGCTATGCTAACAACATACTGTCCTTGTGTATTTGTTACATTAAATGTAGCATTTTGAGCAGCTGGATTAGTATGAGTTACACTACCAATACTAGGATTTGTGAAAGTAAAACTTCTTAGATAACTATATCTTGCACCTATACAATAGCCAACTTGAAAACCTAACTGGACAAGTAAACCATTAGATATACCTGATGTGGGATCTGCATCGCTAAGATAGATATCTCCACCTAATGTATGTGTTAGTTGTATTGCACCACTAGTAGTTAGAGTTGCAGTTGTATAAGGAATCTGTGCAGCTGCCCAATCTAATAAGAATGTACTGCTACTTGTGCCACTCATTGTAATATCATATCCTGCACTTCCCATATTACTATTAGGCATAGAAATAACAACTCTTAATACTGAATTTTGTGTAATTGCATATGAGGTAAGAGTACTTGTTACTACTGTAGGACCTGTTACTGTTCTTCTGTAGAATATGATTCCTGATTCAGGATCTGCCTTTGTACCCATGTCACCATTTGTACCAACCATTGCAAATATTGTATTTGCTGGAATTACTTGTCCGCCGGTTGGATCTAAGTCTTGCATTGCTGACATTTCGTCAGTATAGATAGAAGTTGTCACACTATTGAATGATGCTGAAGTAGTACTGTACTTAGACAATACTAAATTCATACCTGCACCAGACACACTAGTTTTAATCCAAACACTACCACTTGGTCTTGGATTACTTTGACTACTTGTCCAAAGTGGCATTTGTGCACTTGTGCCATATGCTACATCAGGTGCATAGTAATCACCAGGGGTAATACCTAAATCACTTAGTACACTTCCAGTTTGTGTTAAAGTAATTTTATGTCCACTACCATATTCACCATAATATATTGATAACACAGTTTCTGTTTGTGTATCTACTTCTGCATAAAGATCACCGATATTAAAACTATTGATCATTGATGCTACATCTGCAGCAGTATTACTTGGTGAACCAAGAATAGTAATCGTTATTACTTGTGGATTACTACCTTGAATATTAATAGTCAAAGTATTACCAGCAGTTAAATTATTACTATATACAGTAGTTGAACCCATT